CACCATGACCCTGTCAGACAAGCTGGATATGTCCAGCTCCCTGGAATTTGCAGTCGTGGTCTTTATTGCCTTCTGTTCATAGGGAACAGCCTCTGAGAATTCTTTAACAGCGCGGGCAATGTGCCTGTCCAGCTCATCATCAGTCCAGCGGTAGTTATTCGCATCCTCGTCCTTGAGGTCACGCCTGACAATAGTTCTCATCATGCTTATGTCCATACCTACCTTACCTCTTTCAGATATCCGGTTAAAACACCCTGATTCTTATGCCCCCACCCTGTTCTTGATAGCTGCCACATCTGCCCTCAGCTTCTTATCTGACCGGACAAGCCATAGCTCACCCTGACTATCCAGGATATATTCATCAATATTACCGCTAATATCTCTGGCAAATACCCTCTCACCGACCACTTTAATATCCTGGTGTCTCTCCACCGATGTTTGCTCATAAAGCTCTGCTAGATTCATTGTTCGCTCCTTAGAATAACCTGTGAGTCAGGGAAGTAACTTATGTCAGTAGCCACCGAACCCTGGGTGTATATACTTAAATGGCCGTAAATCAGGAATGGCGTTATTACTTTACTGTAGGTGTTGGTTACCGTCTGATCAAAGATAACATTTACCCAGCCGGTCCCGTTCAATCTGTATCTAACTCTGGGTGTTCCTGTACCCCAGCGCTCAGAGTAAACATTGACCAGAGAAAAGCCCGTATGATTCAAGCGCAGGACTTCTCTTTCACCCGTCCCATCACTTCCCACTGCCTCCCTGAGCTTGACCTGGCTGATTACGGCATTTCCCGAATCTACCCATAAGAAAAAGTAGAAGGTATGGGATGAACCATCAGTAAGCAAAGTAAACAAGGTGCCACTTGTTTTGTTTATATGACCTATCTGGTCTCCGGTGCCAGTAAAGTCGCAGTCAAGCAACCTGTGGTCGGCATCCTGAGCATCCACATACACCCGGCAATAGACATGTGCAGCAGTCATCGAGTCAATGGTCACCAGCAGCCGGGCACATACAGACTTTACTTCCAGTCGGCTGTCACCCGGCATCGCCAGGGTAAGCGAAGCATTATAATCAGCATTACCCAGGCCTGAAGCCTCGCCGGTAGCCGTAACAGTGTTAGTGCTGGCTTCCAGGTCGCCAGTGTCCTGGCTTGCCGGGGTATAGCGGATGGTCTCGACCTTCTCCCGGCTGCTCTCAGTCTCCCCAGCTAATTTAAGCATTATTAAACCTCCTAACTTAAGACGTAGTCCGCCGACAATGAGAAACTGGTTCCCGAGAAAGCGGTCACCTTAAGAAAGATAATAGTCCCTCTACAATCGACCATTAGAGCATGCTGCCCGGTAGAGTTAAAACTCCTGATACCACCACCAAACCACTTCTCCTGTCTTGGATTCCAGAACAAAGCCTGAACCTCAAGACTGGTAAGTCCGGTACCAGCTATGGTTATATCGAATCGACACTTCCCGTACCCCTTGGTGTCAATGGCACCCGAGGTATCAGCCGGGTCGGCACTGTCAACGGTAGTGACACCGCTCCTGTGTAACTTTGGCTGCGTAGTATAAATCTCTGCCATTTCATCGCCTCCACAGGGGGGAGGGAAAAACTCCCTCCCCCCTTACAACTTATTATGATGCTGTTGAGTCAGCCCTTGAGCCAGGCTCCAGAGCGGCCACCGTAGCCGAAACCATATAACCGATGATAGTGTCGCAATCGCCAGAAGTGGTCGGCTTGGTCTCAGTAATTTTGCCGTTATCCGTCCCCTCAGCCACATAGACCGGGTTACCCGCTGTCCCGCCAGTGTAGCCGCTAACCACTGCCCGACGGTAAGCGGTGACGACATCACTACCGGTACCATCCTCACCAGCTACCAGCCTTCCCTGAATAGCGGTACCCACAGTAGCCAGCGCCCTCTTCCAGCCTGAGCTGTAGCCCAGGACATCGCCGGCCTTGACAGCTTCAGCCAGGGTTATCTTAACCAGCCCCTCGCCCTGCTCGATAATCCTTCCCTTTCCCGGGTCTGAGAATGCCATTTCCTATCCTCCTTGATACCAGAGTTAATCCTTAACCCCGATTAAAGCAGCCGCTTTAACCGAACTGAACAAAGCCAGGGATACGTACCACTTGACCCTGGTCCTGCTGGCGTCTTTAGTCTCCAGGGAACCAATAGGCTCCACGACAATGTGCCCCGGGCTGGTCAAGCCACAGAGAGCACCCTCCCCGAACTGAACAGCGTATATGACCGAGCAATCGCCACCGGTGGTTCCGGTCTCCAGACTCGAAGCCACAGTATGTGTATCCAGAATCCAGTCACTGACACCGATAGGCACACCATCCCAAAACTGGACAAAGTTCCCCCACTGGTCCCGGTCACTCTCTATCATTCCACCAACCGCTCTTACCAGGGCATTAATCTTCCGTCTTGACCGGCGGCTCATCAGCAGCATATCGGGCTTACCGCCCTTTACGGCATCAATAAGCTCATCCAGCTTGGCCAGAGTAAGTGTAGCTCCAGCATCACCCATAGCTATCACCTGGTCGCTGGCAGTAGCAGTATCAACGAGCTTTCTTAGACCATCGAACTGCTTGGGACTACTTGAGGCATCACCATAGATAAAGGTCTCTTCGAACTTATCCCTGAGCGCCTTAGCCTTGAGCTCAATAACGGCACCCTCCAGGTCCTGGACATTACTTCGGGTGGACTTGATGAAGTTATCGACATCAGCGTCACCACCCATAATCTTCAACTGCGCCATTTTCTGCTCAAAGGTCGGGGTGGACTCAACCCAGGTATCACCAACCTCGTAGAAGTCAATACTGGGCAATGTCTTTTCCTGATTGTAGGTTAAGCCGTTACCCACGATTTCGATAAAGGGCAGCTGCTGGAGTACTGGCGAATCCTTAACGATGGTTTCCACCACCCCTTGAAGCAACATATCATTGGACAGTTTACTGGCCTCAGCTAATGTTAGTGCCATTACCTCCTACCTCCTATTCCATATTGAATTTTCTCCCGTGGGGACAGAGCCGAAAGGTCACCCGGGGTCCTTTCTGGAGTGCCAACAGGTACCCTCACTGAAGCTGCCTCAGCCTCCAGACCCTGCCTCACCTTACCCACAATGTTTTTAGCTTTTTCCAGTGAGGCATCAATGTCCTCGATGGTGTCACCCGCTATCAGTTCCTCAAGCACCCCCGGGTTTGACTTGGCCACCAGCGCCCTATAGCTCGATACTGCCTGAGCTAGCCTCTCCTCGTACCCACCTGTAATCCCTTCAAGCTCAGATAGCCGGACATTAGCCTTAGCCAGTTCTTCATCTCTCTGAGCCAGCAATCCCTCAAGCTCAGCGACCCTGGCTTTAACCTGCTCTAGCTCCTCGCTGGTTTCAATCTCGGCTTGCTCTTCGTCTAACATCTCCACGAATCCCGTCTCCTGGGATAGATTATCATCTGGCAAGGCAAAACACCCCCTTCAAGTTATTCCTCAACGCCTTCTACTTGAGACTCTATAGCCCGCTCTCTCGCTACACCCCTAGCAGACTTGGCACTAAGGTCTTTATTCATCCTGAGGATTGTCTCCCTCTCCTCAAGCCATCTCTTAAATTCCCTCTCTGTATCCTCGATTCCGAGTTCTTCCATGGCCCTACGCCTCGAGTGTACGCCACTCTGCACCAGCGCCTGCTCATTAGAAACCAGCCGCACCGTGTCCTGGGGCAGTATTGGACCCCATACCACCCGTAACCGGTTATCACCGAACTTCTCTCCCTGAAACTTCTCCAGCAACCTGAGAATCATCCTGTTCCTGCGGTTATAGACAGCAGCTCTGATAACCCTCTTCCGCCTCACCTTCTGTAAAAGCGGATGAAGCTCCATCTCCAGAGCTACCCCAGACAGGTCCCGCTCTGTTCCGCCGAAGGCAGCACGAGGCGATTCTGAAATATCGTGAAGGCTACGGTACAGCAGATTTATGTAGTCTATATGCAGCCTGACGCCACCGCCCTGCAGGAGATCGAGAAGATAGGCTTTAGCATCTTCAGGAATGCTCCATACCGCCCCCGGCCTGACGGCTATGTCCTCAGACTCCTCCACATTCTCCAAGACAGCGATAGGATTGCCTGACAGTTCCAGTATCTTCGATAGCTGGCTCATCGCCCGGTTGAGCTCTCGCTGGCTTTCCATAATCTGGGGTAAATCAGATACCCCCCAGAACCTCTTGGGCTCACGGAGATTGGGATAGATGATAAAGGGGATAAAGCCATAAGGGTTAGGCTTCCTTTCTATCACAGTGTTATCCAGATAAAGCTCAAAGGTTGAGTCAGTCCATAGTTCGACGATACTTGCCATCTTCCCCTTTGGCTTCACCCCGTAGAGTAGCTCGGCCCCCTCGGCAGATAGGCTGTATCTGGAGGCCACTCTCCACACCAGGGAGCTATCATCTCCCAGCCACCAGGCATATATGCCCTGAACATCCGGGGCAGTAACTCTGACCCGCTTCGCCTCGTTATCCCAGATAACCTTATAGCAGGCATCACCCAGAACAGCACAATCGACTTCAGTCTCAAGGTCAAGCTGCTCCAGGTTGTTGTCCTCATATACTCGGTATAACGCCGCCTCTGCTTTCCGGGCTACCGCTCGAGCCTCGTCTGAATCCTCCACAGCATCGGCAGCAAATTTAATGCCCGACATCAAGTAAGATGTAACCTTGTCCACAAATACCTTGGCATAGTTAAAGGTGAGCCGCTTCTCTCCCCACCTCTCCCTGCCTTCCCAGTGCTGCCCGTGGTAAAACTCAAGCAGCTCTCTATAGCGCTTTATCCTGTCCAGGTCACGATGGCTCAACTGCGTCACGATAGGATTCTCACTCATTTCCAGCCCTCTTTAATACTCGTTGTACTGTTCGCTGGCTGACCCTAAAAGCAAGCGCCAGCTCCTTTATCCCCTTACCCTCAGTAGTGAACTGCCTCAACATCTCCCTGTTCCGCAACTCTTTTAGCCAGCGCTGCTTTCCTCCTGACTCCTCATAAATGCATTTGGGGAAAGGGCACTCTGAACAGTAAGACTGGCGACCAAGATATGCCGTAGCCACCTCGCAACCTTCATCACGATAGTGACAATACTCCGGGGGTAAATCTGGCTCGTCAGTACCCACAGTCTCTGCCAGCCGGTCTAAATCACCCTGAAACAACTCCGTATCTAGCTCCATCGCACTTCTCCACATACACAATTCAAAATGATGGTAGCACAAATGTTCTACTACGTCAACGTAATTTTGTCACCAAAATACAGGTGCTGAAGGCGTTGACAATCTGCTAAAAGAGTGGTAATATTGCTTTGACAAAGCAATATTTTGTGGGCAAGAGATTATGGAGCCCTGGGATAACTATGTTAATGTAAT